ACTGTAAATCTTGTTAATGTTGCGATTGCCATGTTATTCTTCCTTTAAATTATAGACCTGCGATTTCGCCAGTGTTTTTCAAGCGTAGTGGAATGTAAATAAACTCAACTGCTTTAACTGGTTCAATAGCAATATCAATCCATAGCTCGTTTCTATCGATTCTGCTTGGAGTATTGTTACTTTCGTCACACACTACCAAATAGTCATATAGAGCACGTTGTCCTACTAGTTCTAATAGTAACGCTTCTACTGCACCTTTTACTTCGTCTCTAGTGATCTTGTCATTAGGTTCAAAGATATATGGTTTAGCTAGTATGCTTAGTTGTCTACGTAAGTAAATTACTAAACGAGCCACGTTAATACGATCTAATGCACTGGCTGCACGAGCACGTGTCTTTTGACCGTAGTTAACCAATCCTGTTCCTGTGAAGAACGTAATAGGATTAACTTTTGTTTCGTATAGTGTATCACGTTGGCCGTTGTTTAGTGCAACTGATTTAAACTCACCTTCGCTAGTAATATAACCAACTGCTGTTGCATTAGTAATACCACCACGACGTACACCAGCTGGTGCAAACCATGGATAAGCAACTTGGTCATTTAGAGCAATAGTTCTTAAGATCATATGGCTTGGAGGAACAGCAACATTGTTACCAAAGTTGTCACTTGAGAAGCCCCATGGATAGAACATACCCATGTATTCATCAAAGCTGGCTGCGCCAATGTCGTTATCTTCTAACGCACCATTTTCGTTGTTACCCCATGCTAACAAACTTGTTGCATCTGGTGTTAAACGTGCTGGTGTATCTGCTACAACAAACGCTGTTAAGCCACGATCGTAGTTCAAGCTGATTAATTCACCAGTTAACTCAGGATAACCTGGGCAAGCAAGTAAGTTAAAGATTCTTGAATCTTCATCTCTAATGCCTTGGTTGCTGTTAACAGTTGCTTGTAGAGCTTTAACGACTACTGCACGTTGTGCTTTGCGTCCAAAACTACCTGAACCGTCTGCTTGGTTATTTGAAACAGTAACCCAACGGTGTTCGTAGTACAATGCCATTGATGCATCATTAGCTCTTGGATTTGTACCAGCAAGATCAATAGAGTCACGTGCAAATGCTTTTACATTGTAACCGCTGCGACGTAGGTTCCATAACAACATACCTTCAGGATATAGTGCTGGATCTGGAGCATCTGGATCTAAATAATTACTAGTTAATAGTGCTGTAATTGTTCCAGCTTCGTAACTGTTTACACCGCTGGTATTATAACGTGCATCAGCAAACAATACGCCATCTTCTGAACTTTGGTCAGTTTTATCAACTAGTACCCAGCATTTTGTTACAGGATAAATTTCTTCCAAATCTGCATTATATTTGTAAATTTGTGGGAAGTTCTCCATGTCAGCTGTGCTAATCCATAAATCACCTGTAACTAATACTGTACCATCGCTTTGTGTTTCTGGAGCAGTAGCAGCAACTTGTGGACCTTCTGGGTCAGTAGTTGGGAATAAAGTTTGATAACCTACCCATGTAGTTCCATTGTGAGCCATAATGTCAACTTCATCAATTACTGAGCTATACCATAGTGTACCATCTGCAGGAATTCTGCTAGGAGCATCTGCACTAGCTACATAAACTAGCGGTACCCAGTTGCTGGCAATAAAATCATATAGTGCATCACCTGATGGTGCTAATGTTAAGAATGCAGTGCCTTGGCCAAATGTACCAGAACTTGGTTCGTAGTTTCTAGCTGCAAAGCCGTAATCTACTAATGGAGTGCCCGTACCTTCTGCCATGCGGAACTCTCCGCCTAGTCTGTGTTTGATCAACACACGATTTTGTGCATCAACTTCTGCTTCAATGTTAGTAAATCCTGCTGAGTTAATAGCAGTAGCTAACAAATCTGCGTCTGCTGCTGTTTGAGCAGGAGTCCATGAAATTGTCTTGGCTGCGGCTAGCGTAGTTTCTCCTACTAGACTTTCTGCTAGTGTGAATGTGCGTAAAGTAGCACCTGAAATACCAGTTGCGCCAATCTTAGCTGATTGAATAACTGTTGCACCGGTTGCTCCACGAATCCATAACTTAACGTCTGCAATACGAGGTGTGCCATCACTGCCATCTTGCTCTGTCATATTTGCCTGAGCATACACTTGGCCTGATGCTAGATTTGCGCCACCGCCTGCGGCATCTAATCCGTAAATTGCCTCGTGCCCAGCAGCGTATACTGGAGCAGTAACTGCTTCCCAAGCTGTTGTAGTTTCATTCCAACGCTTGACACTTAGTTGAGCACCTAGATTAGGTTCAGTAGTCTTGATCCAAACTGACCCTGTTGGGCGAGCCTTGCCAGCTGAACTCTTGTACTGCGGTACTTGAGTATGCGGCTTGATCTGTAATCTTGGAGCATAGTATGTGCCTGCAGTGATGCCTAACACACCACTAGCACCAATTAATGTACCACTTCCATTAGCAATAACAATAGCATTACTAATATCAGTGTCAGCGGCAGCGCCATCTAATTGGCCGTCACTGTAAATTTCTAGTTTTCCATTAACTACGGCTGCACTAATACCAGTGCCATCCATTACTAGGTTAATATTGTCTCTAACACTAGTTAGTGTTGTGCCTGCTGTAACTGTAGTTGCATTAATAGTAAATGTATCACCATCCGTAGGTTGAACTGTAACTACTTTACTAGTAATTGCTGGCCATGATTTAAACCACTCATCAGTACCTACTTCTACCCATTGTCCGGCAGTTTGGCCAATAGCAATACCACGACTTCTGTACCAAATTGTACCAGGGTGTAGTGTTGTCAGTGCTGGATTATCAGCGGCTGCGTCCTCAACCATAACAATGGCATAGTCTCCGATTGCACCAACTGATGCTAAAGGTGCGCCTGAACCGTCAACTTTAGTTGGGTCAGTGATAACGCGAGGAATTTTATTTGTAAATTTCTGGCCGCCTGTGGTTGCAATAGAAGCACCATTCCATTCAAAAATACCAAACTTTGAATTAACAGTATCTAACCAGTGTGTACCATTTGCAGGATTTGCATCTGGTTCTGTAGCACTGGCATCTAATTGCGCTAGGTCTAGATCAGCACGTACAACAAATGCACGATTGCTAACACCTAGTAAACTGTACGCAGCCTGTAGACCGTATTCGTTTTGCTCACCAGCATGAACTGGATTATTGCTTGCGTCTGTCTTGAAGATTGGATCACCAAATGTGTCACCAAGATCTCTCTGACTTGTTAGAAGATAAACTTCTCCAGCGTTAGCTTTAAGTGTACCCGGGGCGGTTCCGGAAGCTCCGCTGTTTGCTTTATTTTCAGCAGTAGCTACAATAATTAAAGGTACTGTACCTGGTGCCGCTGGTGTATAAAATGATTCGTCAATTACTTTGACTTCTACGCCTGGTGAACTTAATGCCATCTTTGGAATCTCCTAAGGTTTTTGTTCTACTAGTATTTATTGATAAAATCTAAAAATGGCTAGTTATAACACACCAAAAAGGGGTCAAAAAGGGCAACTAAATACACGATGACAAGACCACTGTGCGGATGCGGGCTTAGACCTGCTGCTATTAACTATCGTAAGGAAGGTAGAGTGTATTATCGCTCTAAATGCGAAACCTGTACACGATATGGGGGTATAGGTAAAGGTATGCCTAAGTGGCATCAGGATGGATATCGCATGAAGTCACTGTGCGATAAATGCGGCTATAAGAGCAAACACAAGGAACAGTTTAATGTGTTCCATGTAGACGGAAATCTAAACAACTCCCGCCCTACTAATCTCAAGACAGTGTGTGCAAACTGTCAGAGGACTCTTCATAAGGAAGGTTTTCAGTGGCGTCAAGGGGCTCTGACACCAGATTTTTAATCTGTGCAAATAACTGGTCAATTGATCCGTTATTATCTATTTCAAGGTCAATTCCCTTGCCAATCCATGCTGTTTCGCTAGCATGAATGCCTCGTTGTTCCATACGCATTTTGCTCACAGCCCAGGTCATGTTAGTAGGACCTTGATTTACATTCCATGCATCTTGATACCATTCTGGGTCAGCGCCGCGAATAACACGTACTACTTGGCCGCCTGCAGATTTAATAGCTTTGATTTCATTAGGAAAACGTACATCACTGATAACGATGTTATCGCCTGTTTTACGCATTTTATTTTCTAAACTAGCAATCCAGATGTCATCGTGATATCCTTGGCGACAGACTTCAGTTCCCCAGTACTGTAGAATATGTCGTGGGGTAATGTCTTTACCTAGACGATCGCTCCACCACTCGTCACGTTGCTCTCGCCATTCGCGAGCTTCTTTTGTACGCCCTTCCAACAGAACGCGGTCCCAACCAAATACGGCTGCTACCGCGTCTTTCAATGTGTTTGCAAATGAGTCACGGCGAAATCCGTGAAAGTTAACCAAATAATCTGCGGCAGTATCTTTGCCTGACCCAATAAATCCAACGAAGCCTATGATCATATTATCTCCAGTGATAATATATATTACAGGATTTTTACACTAGTGTCAAGAGTGATTACACTCCGTATTTGTTCGTTTTAATCTTAGCAACCGGACTTACTTTGTTAGTTGTGTCCAATTCTAAACTGCGCATGTCGCCGTGATTTAAATCTTCGTAGTCAGCGCCGACTGCTTTGGCAGCTTGAACAAACATCGCTTGTTCTTCTTTAGTATAGGGATAGATAGTCTTCTTTTTACCGTGCCAGCTTTTGCCATCAATGTCCGGTTTAGTTTTGCCATCAGTGCCGGCCATAGCTTGGCCTAACTTAAATGCTACATAGTCACTATTGGCTTTTTCTTTGTCGCTGTAGATGTTCATACCTTTAGTAGACTGGCTTTGTCTCTTAGTAGGCTTGGGCTGACGCACTTCTGTAATAACTTCGTAGATTTTCATATTGAGTATTTATCAATAGATTTTTCTAATTAGCTATATTAATGTCATTAGGTTCAACTTCTATATTAGAAGTTGACTCTGTCCAAAAATTTTTAGGACATTTTGATTTACTTAATTTACATTTTGCTGGCATAAAACACCCGCACTTATTACATACTTTAAATTTACTATGAAAATTTTCACAAGATTTACAAATATTAAGTCGTTCAATATATTCATTGTTATTAACAAAAAACATAATAAATCTCCACACCTACATTAAATAATAATTTATCCAATAATCCATGTAAGACCAGTTCCCCCTGGTACATAAGTTTCTAATTCTTTGTCTAACTTTTCCATTTCTTCTTTGCCAGCAGATTTTAGGTCTGTACCATTTAGTCCGCCTGCTCCGCCTGGGCCTGCAATGTTAGCAAACTTACTACGAGCTTCGCCTAGTATAATCTTACAGATAGCCAGTGAATAATCTTTTATCCACTGTCCTGCATAGATATCGTTAATAAGCGTATAATCGGGTCTGTAGTTTTGACAACGTAGCATTATACTTTCCCCTTCAGTAAAGGGTCTTTGTAAAATTCTCAATGTACGACTTGTGGGAATCCACTGAAATTCTATGTAACTACCAAACATTTTACCTACCATTTCTTGATAGCTAGCAAACATAAAATATGTTGCAATGCCGCCTAACATCGTACTATTTAAAAGGTACGTGTTAGTATACGCAAGATTGAAGGGTTCAAAGTTTGTACCAGTTCCTCCACCAGTTCTTGATCCCAAAGTTCTACGAAATACTGACTGGACGTTGATAATTTCTGCAGGAAGTGTGTAATCATTTTTATCTTTCTCAAGAGTTAAAAAACTGTAACTTTCTTCTACTGCGTTAGGGCTACGCTGTCTAAATCTAGATAGTGTGCGATTTAACGCAGTTTCGTAGTGTATCGGATCAAGCTCAACATCTACCATACCGTCACCTAGCATTGTGCGGCAGTAATTGTATACTTGTTGACGTACTTCTTGTGGATTGTCTGACATTTGAATCTCCCGTTATATTTATACGCTAAATATTATACTATGCCACGTTTATCACTTTACAAGCCCGAAAAAGGCAACGATTACAAGTTCTTAGATCGCAGCATATCTGAAATGTTTCAGGTAGGCGGTACTGATGTGTATTTTCACAAATATCTAGGTCCTAAAAATCCATTAACTGGAGAGTCAACTATTGACAAACCTAATTATGATGTTATCAAAGAAACTAATATTCAAGATTTACTATTCTTAGAAAATCGTGATAGGAAGTATGACAGTTCAATTTATAGAATTCGTGGCATTTATAACGTACAAGATCTTGATTTTAATCTAAGTCAATTTGGTTTATTTTTAGATCAGGATACAGTTTTTATGACTGTACACATTAACGACACAGTAAGTACTGTGGGGCGTAAACCCCTAAGCGGTGATGTATTAGAATTACCTCACTTAAAAGACGAGTTTGCACTTAACGATGCAGATGTTGCACTTCCTAGATATTTTGTAATTGAAGATGTTGGACGAGCTGCTGAAGGTTTTAGCAGAGACTGGTATCCACATCTATATAGATTGAAGTTAAAGAAACTAGTTGCTGGTCAACAGTTTGCAGATATTTTAAACAA